GGAATACGTATTAACACTACCACTTAATCCTTTAATGCGTGAAGATGCACAGATGTTCAAGTAATCAATAAAGATAATATCTGGCTTAAACTTCTTCTTTAACTTTAATTCGTTTAGTAATGCCCTAAAGTGACCACTGTGTGCGGATCCTGTAGGATACTCTTTTACAATCAGTTTGCCAGTAGTATTCTTTTTAAGTCTGGCAATCTTCTGACTGAATGCATCTTTAGACATGGTTTCTAACTGTGCGATAGGAACATCTAGGATGTTAGCATCCACACGTTCTGCGACACGTTCTTCTGCCATCTCCATCGATATGTATAAGACATTTTTACCTTGTTCTAGAAACGAACCTGCGAAGTGACACATGGCAAGAGATTTACCCACACCAGTACCTGCGAGAATAACATTCAAAGACTTATTAGGAATACCACCCTTTGTGATTGTATTCATCATCTCAATGTCAAAAGGCATCTTCTCTTCATCAGATTGATAGAAATCATAACGTTGAGAGAAGTCTTCGATATAGTCGTGACCAATGTTAGTATCAAAGCTAACACTTAAGGCATCTGATAAAAGATCAGGTAAAGCATTCTTAGTCAAAGACTGATGCTTACCATCAATGATACTTATACCTTCCATGATTGCATTGAACACGGCACGATCTTGACACCACTTCTCAGTCTTATCGACTAACCATTCCTGATCGATATCTTCTACTGTGAAGATCTCTGGAAGGATCTCAAGAGCCTGATTGTATATATCATCAGGCATTGCCGTAGCCTCATCCAATTCAATCTTGAATGATTCGAGTGTAGGAAGTCTGTTGTACTTTCCAACAAACTTACACACTTCTTTGAACAACCGACTGTATACACCCTCAAAGTATTCGGGCTTAACAAACGGCATAACCTTTCGCATAAAGCTATCATCAACTAGTATATTGCGTAAGATTACTTGTTCAATGTTCATTTTGATTCCCTTGTCTCTACTGATTCGTCTTTTATCGAATTGATTAATACCGCCGATAATACATCACCTACGTACAATTGTAAAGCAGTATTTTCAGATTTTAGGTCTGGATCTGGTGAAGAAATGATATCAAAATCAAATGACATCATTGGCTCTTCATTCTCACCACTCACCTTAAGTTGACCAAAAGCAAACACTGTTTCAGTAAAGTGTCCAGTCTTGATACGGATAGCCCAAGATTCATCTTCTCCTGGTACCATCTCGTAATCAATGTTCTCTTCTGGAATTTCCTTCTTAAATTCGTCGTTGTATATCATTACACTTCCTCAACCAATTCATCGAAGTCGATTTCAGACTTATAGCCAATAGTGAATGTGCGCTTAATAAAGTCTTTGAAATCAGTCTCTGACATAATACGTTCCCAGAACTCAGGCTTTAATGTATCTGCCACACGAGATTTGGATGTAAGTACTTCGCCAGTTTCTGGATTAACACCTTCATACCAACCATTACTTGGCTTCATAGCATAGCCACCTGCAAGAGCAACCTCTAACAATCCACTATACTTTTCGACTCCACCTTCCCACGATACTGAGATAGGGATCTTAGACTTCTCTTTAACAGAACGAGACTTCTCAATGTTAATCACAAAGTCATAACCTGTAATCTCTGTACCAGTCTTAACCTGTCTACGACCAAGGATCCAGATGTCATTAGCTGAATAGTAAATACCTGTACCACCAGACACAACTGCTTTAGAGAACATCTCTTGAGTTTGATATGTGTGGTTAACAGCCAACAATGGGATGTCCTTCATAGCCAAGTATGGTGTACACATACGGAACAAACTCTTAAGTTGTTTGGCACGTGTCATATCACCTACTGACTTTTCAGACACTGCATCCTCAAGTTCTTTCTTAGATGCAAGGTTACCAATAGAATCAATAACAATAATGACATTGTCCTTTTTAGTCAAACCTTCTAATTGAGAAATCAAATCAAACTTTAGTTCTTCGATGTTAGTGATAGGTGTATGTAGAACACGTGAGCTATCGACACCAAACTGTTCGAAGTATGATTGTGGAGATCCAAATTCAGAGTCATAGAATAAGATGACTGCATCTTTGTGTGCATCAAGATATGCCCCTGCCATAAGCAAAGCAAATGATGTCTTAAAGTGCTTAGAAGGTCCTGCTAGTACTGTAAGACCCGGTGACAAGCCACCATCAACTGATCCAGATAGTGCCACGTTAACCATGGGAACTGATGTACTGACCATCTGTTTGTTTGTGAAGAAATCAGACTCAGACAAAACTTCAGTTGTCTTAAGCTTGGTATTCTTCTTGAGTTTATCCATTATACTCATTTAGTCTTCCTTTCTTTGCAAACACGTTCTCGTAGATCACTCGTAGAGAACCTATGTGTTCGACTGTTATAATATGTTTCGATACCTAACTGACGAGCAAGCTCTTTACCAGTAAAGTCTCT